TTTTCCGTCAGGACGGATAAACCCTGCATCCCGCGCTTCTTTGCTGCCGACCGTCGCAAAGTAAGCAGTGATGTGACCGCCGTTGCCTTTTCTCGGTGTCAGTCTCATTGCTTCTTGTAGAGCTTGTAGACCAGCACAACGAGAACCGCGGCGAGGACAACCTGAATCACGTCCAATGCGATTTCCATACTTGCCACCAATGAGCGATTGTGGTATAATTCAGATAGGTGCGGGGGCTTGCGCCCCCGTACCCGGCGAATCTGTTACCGATTGAGAAGCTCAGAAATCAGCTTCACAACGGCGGCGACCAGATTCACCAGCGCCGTAGCGAGAACCAGTGCCTTCGTGGGGTCATTGTTCTCGCTGCGGCGTTTCTGCTGCTTGCGGCTCATTGGCTTTCCCTCCTTTCCTGCTTGATAGTTCTATTATATCATAGTGTTACACTAATGTCAATGGGTTTTCTGAAATTTTGCCTATCAAAAATTTGTTCTTGACTTTTTGATAGGCACGAATTATAATACACTTGTGGCACGCAGGAGGTGATTCAATGAGTCCACGCACAGGGCGACCAAAGTCTGAGAACCCCAAGTCTGACCGCTATCTTGTTCGCACCACTCCGGAGGTTACCCAGATGCTTGAAGAGTTGTCCAAGCACTACGGAACGAGCAAATCCGAAATTTTCCGCATGGGGGTTGAAAGGCTTTACGCCGAGACAAAAAAATAACGTAACTGCCACGTCTCACAAACAAAACAGTCACGTTATCCCGAAAGTCACAGCGTCCGAGGACGGTATGAAATCCTCTTCCATCATACCATCCCGGACGCAAAAAGTCAAGATTTTGCGAACATAGGAGGGTATTTTCATGATGGACACAAAACAGATTCTTCAAGAAGTTGACCTGATTGGTGAAGCGCTGAATATCATCTGCCAGCGCAGCAACTTCCAATCGAAAACCGACCGCATCGACGACGCTTTGCTTCTCGAAATCATCGAAAGCACCGGGCGGCTCAAAGAAATGCTGATTGCAGAACAGGCAAGCTAATCACCTGAGGGACGGAATGCCGCCCCTCTTTTTTATACCACCCCATACCCCGCCAGCTTCGCCCGGTTGAGCGCCGACACCTGTTCTGCGAACACTCTGGGGGTCGTCTGGCTCTGGAAGTTCGCGCTGCGGATGACCACGTTGGTGGAGAAGTCCGTATTGCCGCCCACATAGGTCGTTGACGGAAGAAGCCCGCTTCGCTGAATCAGCCCCGCGCCCGGCAGCGTCAGCGTCCCGCTGAAGCCGATGCCCGCCAGTGTGCTGTTGACCGCATCGCGGATTTCCGCGGCGGCCTGCTGCGTCATTCGCTTCGAGGCCAGAATGCCCGCCGCCAGCGACACACCGGCCGCCTTGCCCGTTTTCTCCTGGTTCGACAGGTCATCCAGCGTTTCCTGTACCGGCGCAACCGCATCCTGCGTCGTTTCCTGCAGCCCCTGCGAACTCTCTGTGATGCCGCTGCCGATGGCTTCCATCGCGTCCGAGCCAAGCGCATCGACCCCGTTGTCTGCAAAGAGCATCAGGCGTATGTAGTCAGCCAGCGTTCCGGAAGCCATGCCGGCGTCAATGTTCTCCACGCTTCCATCAAACGCTTGCGCAATCAGTGCGTTCATGTCTGCCAAGCCGCCCGGCGCTTCAGAATCCATCCATTGGTCGTAGTCCGCCCGATAACCTGCCTGAATCGCGCTAAAGGCAGCTGCCCACTGTCCCATCGGCAGCAATTCAGGGTTCGCAATATATGCCTGCACCTGATTCCAATCATTCCACCAGCCGTTCAAGCCGTACTGCGTGCCATAGTCCGAATAACGCGCCATCATCTCCGGTGTTAAGTTCTGCCGAAGCCAATCTTCCTTGTCGTAGTCCGACCCACTTGCCGCCGCATATGCAAGGCTCGACATTCCTTTCAGCACTCGACCGCCCTCAGTGATATACTGGCTGGTTTCCTTATCACGAAGCGCAAGACCGTCCAGCAAGGTTGCAACGTTCGACTGATACTCCGCTCTCAGCACAGCTTCTTCTTGGTCAAATTCCGCTTGCCGCTCTGCTCGCGCCACGTCAGCCGCATCAAGTTCTTCTTTGCTTGCGCCGTTTGCCTTTGCCTCAGCCTGACGTTCGTCCGAAATTGCAATTTCAGCTTTACGCTGGGCTTCAATTTCCGCCATCTTCTGCTGGTAGACGCCAATCGCGTATGCCGCTGCGGATGCGACAGCCTCCTCCGAGCCGTGCCCACTCGCCACAAGGTCGAAATACGACTTGTAGGTGGATGCCTCCAAGCTCTCCGTTTCGGCTTCCAGCCCCATCATCTGGTTGCGCAGTGCCATCACGCGATCCAGCGCCGCCTGAAGCGCGTTTAGTTCTTCATCCGTCGCAGAATTACCTTTGCGGTACACCGTTTGAAGCAGCGCGTTATAATCCGCTACTGCGTTCTGCAACTGCGTAGCGACTTCCCGGACACCCACGTCGTCGCTGGTTGCGCCGTCATTTGCTTCTGCCATGATGCGCACACCGACCTTGACGGACAAATCCGCATACTCCGAGGCATCAATTTTCCCGTCCGCCACCGCCGAATCGAACGCTTCCTGAACCTGTTTTCCGATGTCCGTCCAGACGTTGCTGGTCAGCTTGATTCCGTTCTTGTATTCCAGATTGATTTGGTCGAGGTTCTTCTGAATCGCGTCCTGCATCGAAACCGCATCCGGTGCCTCAAAATCCAGTTCGAAGGCATCCGCATGTCGGCGGAACTCCTCTGCTTCTGCACCGGCCGCCTTGATAGCCAGTGTCAGTCCGCCGCCGATCAGCGCTACACCCGCCGCAGCCCAGCCAAACGGGCCGGTCATGACGCTCGCCAGCACCTTGCCTGCCGTAATCATTTTCCCAATGCCCGTCAGCGTCGGGCCGAGTGCCGCCGCCATCAGTCCCAGATTCACGATTGTCTGCTGTGTGCCTGCGTCCAGCTGTCCAACATAATCCGCGACGCCGCCAATCGCGTTCGTAACAGCATCGACCGCCGGATACAGATTCTGTGCAAGCTCCACACCGGTATTTTTGAGTCGGTTCATCGCACCTTCCAGCTGTGCCGATCGGCTGGAGACGCGCGTCTCAAACGCTGCATCCAGTGTGCCGGATGCACTGGTCATTTCCGCCAAAATGCTGTGATACTTGTCCGCCGCCGTTGTGCCAAGCATCATGACGGCGTTCAAGCCTTCGACGCTGCCGAACAGCTTGCCCAGCTTCTCCGAATCGCCTTCTGTCACCGAAGCGATTTCTGCCAAGAAGCCGGTGAACCCCTTCGCTTTCAGTCCGGCGGCAGAGAAGTCGATGCCCAGTTCCTTTGCCATTTCTGCCGCTTCGGATGTCGGCTTGATAACAGCAGACAACACACCGCGCAAGCCCGTGATGGCACTGGAAGTAGACAAGCCGCCTGCCGTCAGCGCCGCGACACTCGACAGCACTTCCTCCATCGACAAGCTCAACTGCGGCGCAAGACCGGACACCTGACCAATCTGCGAGGACAGCTCGCCGACCGTCGTTTTGCCCAAGTTCTGCGCCGTTATCATGCTGTCCAGAATGTGATCCAGACCGCCGCTCGCTTTCGCACCCCACGCATTGTAGATGGAGGACGCGCCATTGATGACCGTCGAAGCGTCCGAACGACCTGCCTTGCCCGCCATAGCCGCCCGCTCTGCCCAGTACGCCGCATCCTCCGGCGCAACACCTGCGCTGATGGCATCATAGGTCGCGCTTGCCAGCTCCGTCGCCGCTGTGTGCGCATCATTGCTGGCATCTATCAGCTCATCCGTCAAGTCTCGAATCTGCTGCTGCCGCTGCTCCTGCGTGCCGCTCAGCACACCCGGAAGCGTCGCCACCTCATAGACCGCATCTTCCAGCTCCATGCCGTATTTGACGCTTGCTGTTCCCATGCCGACAATCGGCAGCGTCAGCACCTTCGTCAGCGCCTTGCCCGCCTGCGTCGCGCCTTTCGCCAGCTTGTCCAGTGCCTCACCGTAGTGCTTCGCATTTTCCGCCGCACTGCGCTGCTGGTTTCCGGCTTCACTGGTTGATTCCGCCAGATTTGCCTGTGCGGATGCTGCATCATCCGCCGCCTGTCCCGTTTCCTCCGTCGCATCCCCCAGCGCCTGCTGCTGTTCCTGCGCCTTCTGCATCGCCGCATTGCATTTCTGGATTTCCGCCGTCAGCTTCGCTTCATCCGTCTGCGATTTCAGGATTTTCAAATCCAGCTGTTCCAGCTTGCTTGCATCCGCACCGGGCGTCTGTGCATAGGCATCCCGCGCCTGTTGGAGCGTCGCGGTTTTCTTGCGCTGCTCCTCCAGCTGCTTCGTCAGCAGTTCCGACTGCTTGCCAAAGTAGTCGCTGTTTTTGGAATTGGCATATGTCGCTTCCAGCAATTTCATTTCCGCCGCGTTCCGGCGCATTGCCTTGTTCGCCGTGTCCAGCAGGCTCGCAAACTGCTCTGCACCTTCCACGCGCAGCGTAATGCCGCTTACCCTGATTGACATCTTCTCACCTTCTTACCAGCCAATTTCGTCTGCGAATTGCACTTTGCGCGGCGCTTGCTCATTTTCACCGATCGTTTCTTCCAGCAGTGCATGAAACACAGTCGGTGTCAAGTGCCAAAATTCATCCACTGTCAGCCCAAGCACCCTCTTCGCCGCCAGCAGAATCATTTCCCAGCGCCATTCACCGGCGTCGTTTTTTTTTGCGCACTGCGCGGCATTTTGCCGACAATCTCCACCTGCGCCGCCCGCGCCAGCAGCGCAAATTCCCGCATATCCAGCGACATCAGCGTCTTCGCCGAAATGCTCTGACCTGCTTCTTCCATCAGAATACGGACAATTTCCGCCTGCTCCGAAAGTGGCAGCGACTGCGGCTTGCCATTGTCATCCTCTGCTTGCAGCATCATCAGCACTGTTTCCAAGTACGGGCGTTTCAGGCTTGCTTCCATCTTCATCGCCGCCTGAAGCGTGAAGAACAGGCGCACATGCGCCCCGGCTACTTCAATCTCCGTCGGCACATATGCCGTCGCAAACTGCACACTATCCATGCTTTTCCTCCTATTCATTGCAAAATGGAGCAGCAGTCCCGAAAGGCTGCCGCTCCATTCATCTTATTCTGCCGATTCCGCGCCGTCCAGCGCCATAACCTTTTCCAGCGTATTCGGCTGCTTCGCAAAGAACTCCTGCGGCGTCAGCGGCTTCGTAACGCCGTCCGTGTAATAGCGCACACGCCAGATGCCTTCATCCGTCGGCATGATGCCCACCGTGCGCCCCACAGACGGGTCAACCGGTGCATTGGTGCGCGTCTGGTGGGTCTCATCGTCGCTGTAAGAGAGCTTGCACTGCGGATGATAGTAGTACGTCTTGCTGCCGTCGCTGTTGCCGCACCAGTACCCGCAGGCGAACGTCGGCTTGATAGGCTGTGCAACATCCGCCGCAGCGCACCCTTTCTTCACCACACCGTCCGCACGGTCGGTGAACTCGCGCGGCAGTGCCACACTGGTCAGGCTCAACGTCGGTTCAGTAACCGTGCTGACCGTATCATAGATGACACCCGACGCATGAATCGTCTGCTTCTGTTCGCTCGGCTTAACACCGATGGACTTGACAACCGGAAGCTGCAAGTCCAGCGCCTCGTTGCCATTGTCATCCGCATCGAAATGCACAAAGAAGTCGTAAACCGTCAACTCATAGGGCGGTTTGATGCGTGTCGTTGCCATTGTTTTTCCCTTTCTGCCGCATTGCGGCTTACATTCCCGCTTCACCAAGCGCCGATGCAATGGCGCTGTCAATACGCTGTTCCATCGCGCTCAGTGCCGCTTCTTCGCTTTCTTCAAAGCCCGGCTCAAAGTGTCGCAGGACGCGCTTCGACGAATACTCCAAGATACGACCATAGTCGTCCGTTGTACGGACTGAACGGTTTCTGCCGTGATTGCGATAACCGGCGCGCGCTACGGCAATCTTTGCCCACCCCAGCATTGCACCGGATGATGCTTCATTACTCCACGAACGATAGGTAATAGAAGAAAGCAACTTGCCCGTCGGGTTCTTTGCTTGCGAAGGAATCTGCCCCTGTACAGCCGTGCGCACAATCTCCGCGCCCGCTTCTGCCGCACTGCGCAGTACATCTGGCGAAGCCGCCGCCGAAAGATTCAGCTGCCGCTGACTGCTGTCACCCTTGCATGAGTAGCGCATTTTCAGTCTCCTGTATGCCAAATCACACTGATGCTCTGCGTGTACACCCTGCGCTTCACCGTGTCCACCCAGACGCCTTCCTGCGCCTGTGCGTGTGTGATGCCGGTGACATGCTCCTCCAAATCGCACTGCACATCGAAGGCAAACATCAGCGCGTGACGGAGCTGTCTCCACGCTGCCGTCTGTTCCTTCGTACCGGCGCGCGGAATCCAGATGGACATTTCCATCGTGTAGCACACAGCGTACAGTTCCCCGCTTGCATAGCGCGGTTCAATGCCCAGCTGCCGCCATGTGATGTATACAGCGCTCTGCGCCTGCTGGCGCTTGACTTCATCCGGAGACAGCGGCTCTTCGCAGGCAGGGCAAGTGATACCAGCCGCTTGAAGCCGTTTGGCAAGCCATGCGTTCACATCAAAGGTCATGCACACCACTCCCCACCATTTCCATCAGTACACAGCGCAGCTTTGAGAATCCGCGCCGAGGCGTATCCGGCAGCACTTCTGTTACCTCATATGCCCCGCCATCATACACCACACGCAGACCCGGCAGAAGGCGGCATTGCAGCGGCGTTCGCAGGATGACGCTGAGCACCCCGGAGGAATATTCAGCGCCGCCTGCTGCCAGTGCTTTGTCGCTAAGATGGTAGACCTCTGCATAGCTCTGCCACAGGAATCCATAGTCCACTTGTCCGTCGCCTGTGTCGATATTCGCTTCACGGCGGTAGAGCTGCACCACACGGTGCAAATCGCCTGTTTGACGCATCGGCTACTCCTCCGTCTTGCGGGTTTTCGGATGCTGTGCAAGGATCGCGTCGATGCCCTTGGGAATGAGCATCGCCGACCCGTTTCCCGCAATGATTACACCACGGTTGTCATACCAGTGCGTTGCCAGCATCATGCAAGCAAGGTCGTACAGCGAGTCACTTTCGCCTTCTGCCGGTTCAACCAAATCTGCATCAAAGAGATACTGTTTCGCCGCCCGAAGGCAGATGTCCATCAAGGCCTGCTGCGATGACTCAGGCGTGAAGTAGCCATAGTCACGCAGCAGGTCTGCCGCCGTTGCCATGATTAGCCGCCCGCGCCGGTCGGCTTGACCGTCGCAAGGCGGAAAGCCGCATCCATCAGGCGCTTGATGTCATACACGCAGTCCTCCGTGAAGATGGTGACGCCCGTTTCCACGCTCTTGCCCATGTCCATGAACGGCGCGCAGTCGTAGTTGATATGCAGATAGCTGAAATCACCCACAACCGGCACGGTCGCCTTGTCCACGAAGTCCACCGGATAGCCGAGAATCTGCGCAGGCTTTCCAGAGAAGAGGCTTTCCGACCCGTTCGCCAGTGCCATCATCAGCGCATAGTAATCCTGCCGGCGCATCGCAATCGAAGCGTTATCCTGATAAATGTCCTCCAGGTCGCCGGCGGCCGCCACAATCGCGCCGAGCAGAGATTCCGCTTCCATCTGCTTGATGATGTAGCTGGAACTCTTCTTCGCGTAAAGCGACATGCCTTCTTCGCCGCTGACAGGAGCCGTTGCAAAGATGCTGCGCAGTTCGCGGAGCGTCATGGCGCTGTCCAGCCCGCGCAGCACTGCGCCCTGAATGTCCAGCGGAGAGGAACGCAGGAGCGTCGTGGAGACCTTGCACATCAGGTGCATCTTGTGGCGGCCGAAATCAACCGTCTCAGCTGCGCCCTTCAATTCCTTCGCAGTTTCGCCATCCTTCGCCGCATACGAATCATCATCAATGGTGAATGCCAGCTTCGGCAGGGACAGCCCCGTCACGTTGGTCACGCCCATGCGGCTGCGCAGCGGGTTGACCTTCTGCGGCTGGAGAAGCAGACGTTCAGAAAGCTTCTTCGGCAGAAGCGCAGAGCCATTGCCTTGATCCTCGCTGCCCGCCGGAATCGCGCCCAGCTGTTCATACGCCATGCTGGTGATTTCGCTCTTGCCGCCCGTCGCCAGATGACGCAGGTACATGCCTGTCGCCTGCTCAAACGTCATTTCTGCGCCGCCCTGACCGCCTTCACGGGCAGCACGCGCACGAGATTCCGCCGCCACGCGGTCACACTCTTTCTGGAGAATCGCACGGCGCTCCACGAGGTCGCTCACGCGCTGCTGGCAGGCACGAATGTCCTCCATCTTCGCACCGGCATCGCTCGCCATGTCAATGCCGTTCCGGCGCTCCGTCGCAATCGTCCGGTCGAGATCGGCAATCTGCTCCTGAAGTTCAAACATCGTAGCCATTTTCTTTTCCTTTCTGCCGTTTCCGGCTATCGCATCATTTGATGCCTTCAAAGAAACGCAGGTACTCCTGCCGCTCTTTGTCTCGCTTCTGCGCCTCTGCGGCAGCCTGTGCCATGCGCAGCGTCTGCTCATGCGATGCTGCCATGTACACCTGCATGAGTTCGTGGCTCATCTGGGCGCTCTCTGCGGGTTTCGCGATGCTCTCTGCAAAGCCATTCTCGACAGCGCTCGCTGCCGTCATCGTCGTTTCCCGCGTCATCATTTCGGAAAGCTCTGCCTCTGATTTTCCCGTTGCTTCATGATAGGCAGCAAGCACTGCCGTTTTGATAGCTCGCAGGAAGCGCACGCTCTTGTCCAGTTCATCCGCCGTACCGCTGACAGAAGTCGCCGGGTCGTGAATCAATATCGTCCCAACCGGCGAAATCATCCTGTTTCGGCGCGGAACGGCGCATAGCGGCAGCGTTGCCGCCGAATATGCGCGCACAATGTGGCAATGCGTTTCGCCCTTGCGATTTCGCAGCGCTTCATACATAGCGATTCCCGCCGCCACATCCCCGCCGTTGGAATCAATCACGACAGTCAGTTCTTCGCCTTCCAGTGCCTTGAGCTGTGCATCGAACTCTGTACTGCAAGCGAACTGCTCTCCATCCTCCGACCACCACGGTCTGCTGGTTACAATCGGGCCGGTCAGCTCCAAGCGATGACCGCCGCCCTTCATGGTTGCGAAACGGAAAAAGTCATCCATCTGCTTCTCCTCCTAAATGGTCTTCCAGCGGGTGCAGGTCGCCGGAGACAAAGGTCACATCGCCGCCCTTGACGGGCGGGAAGCCGTTGCGCTGCTTGCCCTGATTGATGGTCATCATGCCCGATCGGACAAGCATCTGGTCAACCGTCGCGCGTGTCTGCGCATCCGAGATTGTCAGACCAGAGGAGTCAATCTCGATTCGGTAGCCAGCCAGAACATCCTGATACGTCAGCAGCTTCATCTGCATTTCCGCCTCATACATCTTCGCGGTCGGGATCAGGCGCTGAAGGAACTCCAGCTGTTGCTGTTCCTGCGAAGAATAGCTGCTCTGGCTGTAGTCGCCCAATTCAGCCGGAGGAATCCCGTAGACACGCGACGCACGCGTGACCATCATCCGGTCAACCTCCAGCATTCGGCCTTCGGAGATGGTGCGCTCCACGCTGCTCATTTTCGCACCGCCGCCGATAACCGCCAGCGAATTGTTGCTGCGCGCGTAGTTTTTCAGGAATCCTTCCACGATTTCCTTGCTTCGTTGGTCGCCCGGATTGCCCGGCACTTCCAGCACCAGCACACCCGCAATTCCCTTCGCCTGTTTCAGCGAGAAATCGCGCATCTGTACTGCATACTCCATTGAACCGGCAAGCACCGACAGCGGGTTAATGCCCTTGTCGGCATTATCTGTCACATGCCGAACGTGCAGCATCGACCGCTCCGGAATATAGATGGTTGGCGCATCCTTCGCAGGCATGTAGTGATACCACAGGTCGCCCGTATCACGGTCGCGCATCGGCTCAATTTCTGCCGGATTGAGCAGCTCCAGCGACAGCACATTGCCACTGGCATCCCGCGAAATGTAGGAATATGCATTGCCGGTTGCGTTCCGGCAGACCTCCATCCCCTGCATCCATGTATAAGGCGTATAGCCAGACGCCGGACGGTACGTCAGGACACGATGCAACGGATGCTCTTTCGCCTCTTCCCAGCCCTTGCGAATTGTCATAGGCATGGCGGCGAACGTGTTCGCCAGAAGCGTCACCGCACCGAAAACCGCTTCACTGTCCTGCATCTGCCGTGATGCCGTTGTTTGCCATGATGGTTCAAGCCGGAAAGTTTCCCCCGCTTTTCGTGGGGAAAACTTTGATTTCAGCCGTGCCATTATGCCCACATGCCATCACCTCCATTTTCCAGCAGTTGGTCAAGATCGTAGATTTGCACCGCATCCCCTGAATCGTTTTCCATTCCGAGCGGCGGGCAGTGCCGCAGCCAGACCGTATGTGCATCCAGAAACGCCATAAATGCGTCTATTTTGCTGTACTTGTCCGCTTTTTTCGGCGCATAGTTTTCATTATCCCGCGTCGAAAAGTCGTTCCGCAGCTTGACATTGTTCAGATACCACTCGAAGAGCGTGTTTTGGTCGTGAACGATCATTCCATCCGTAAACAGCTCTTTGATGTGCTTCATCGGCGCATTAAGCGTGATTGCGCCCTGTCTAACCGGTTCGCAAGCGAACATTGTTTCCAGCGTTTTGACCAAAAGGGTTGCGTTCGCCGGGTCATAGCCGATGCAGCGGATGTCGAAAATCTCGCCCATCTTCCTGAACCAGTCGATGATGCAGTCCTGCTTCACATAGTCGCCTTCCACTATCGTCAGCCGCCCCTGCATCGCCTCGCCGTAGTAATCCAACCGCTCTGCATTCAACTCTGCCACCTTGCGCGGCACAAACGTATGCGGGATGACATAAAAGCGACCGTCATCCAGCGGAATTTCCAGCGCCGTCGAGCAATGGTCGCCGCTGACAGCCACGTCGAATCCGCCAAAGGCCTCGCGCCCTCTGACCGCCTCCAGACCAATAACATCCCGATTGCGTTCCACCAGCGAAAAGTCCAAGAAGCTCGCATTGGTCGCCCGCGTGAACACATTCAGCGTTTTCGTCAGGAAGTCAATACGCCGATCTGCAATCGCCCGGCCTTCCTCCCAGCGCTGCTTCAGCTTGTCCAGATGCAGGAGTACGCCCAGCGATGGGTTTGCCTTCACCCACTTGCTGGAATCCTCCGGCGAATCCTGTTCGTCGATTTCATAGATAAGCGCCAGTTCGCGGTCATTCACCGCCGCATTGCCGCTGCCTTTGAGCATTTGGTCAGCAAGCCGATATTCGCTGACCAACACACCGTCCAGCACATACCCCATCGTGGACATCATCAGCAGCAGACCGTCCGAGGCTTTGTCCAGCGACCGGCGCATCTGCTCGATGGCATCATAGGTGCGCATCTCATGCAGCTCATCCAGTACGCCCCACGTCGGCCGCAGACCGTCAAGCAGCGACGCACGGTTTGACATTGCCTGAATCACGCTATCCGGCGTTGCGCTGCGTCCCTTGTCTGACTGCCCGTCCGCATAGTATTCCGCGCAGGAGCGCAGGGCGCGAAACTTCTTCGACAGCGCCGGTGACGCGCCGATTGCCGCATTGACATCGTGCATGAAAATCCGCGCCTGCGGTTTGCTGTTCGCCAGGACGTCGATTTCGGCGTTCTTGATACCTTCCTGGCTGACGCTGTACAGTGCCGCGCCCGCAATCATCGGCGTTTTGCCGTTGCCGCTGCCGACAATCAGCAAACATTTGTTGTGTTTGCGCGTCCCGTCCTTCTTGCTGACCCAGCCGAACAGCGCCGCGTAAAAGGCGCACTGCCACGGCATCAGCGTCAGGCGGTCATAATCCCCCTGCGGTCGGACGAACTTTTCGACGAACCGAATCGGCTTCGATGCTTTTTCCGCGTCGAACCGCCACGGGAAATCGCCCTCTTCTTCGTGCATCAGGTCACGCACAAATCGCTCATAGGCAAGCCGGACTTTTTGACACGCCAGCACGCGCCCGCTAAGTACATCGTCAATGTATGCCCATATGCGCGGGTCAGCATCGCCATGCAGACGATTCCAGTCCGCACAAATGCGCTCCTCTGCTGCGGCAATATGCGGGTCAATAGTCGTCCAGGTCGTCGTCCTCATCCTCGCCATCACCTGCCTCATCAGGTGCAGCTTTCTTTGTGTCCAGCTTCAGCGCGGCAATGAGCTTCGTCAAGGATGCCGCTGCCCGGAGCGCCTGTTCATACGCGACATTCTTGCGCACGACGCGCTGGCGGCCGGACGTGTAGCTTTCGCGCAGGCCGTTCGTCGCCACGTCGTCCACTGCACGCAGGCGAAGCGCCTCCGTCTGCTCGTAAGCGTCCAAAATCGCCTGCTGATGCGGCAAAATTTCCCCATATCGGCTGGCGACCTCTTCTTCCAGCAGCATCCGCGCCGTATGCGCCCGCTCTCCCGGCAGCTTGTATCCCGTTTCTGTCCGATTCATGTTCTCCCCTCACTTGATACTAATAACCCGGATGCCCGTCAAATCGGGCTGTTCTTTCGGATTTTTGCTTGCACCCTTCTCCGGATGCACCTGTTCGTGGCAGATCACGCAGACGCTTTGCAGGTTGTCCAGCTCCAATTCCAGCGACTGGTCAACCGTGCGTGGAATCAGGTGGTGGACAATCTTCGCCGGTCGCTTCTGGCATCGTTGGCACCAATAATGGTCGCGCTGCAAGGCAGCCACTCGAATCGCCTTCCAAGGCGGCGACAAATAAAACGGGTCTGCCTGTTTCTTCGACAATATGCGCGCCTCCCGTCCGCAGAAGGCGCGCCCGCCGCGCTCATCCCCTAAGCCCAGATGAGCAGCCACCTTGTCAGCGTCATGCTGAGGTGACGCGAAGTGAAGGAGGCACACACGCTGCGGTCAACCGCATTCGGCGGATGGGGTACGCCCCACGCGCAGATTGTCGCACCAACACCACCCGTGCAGTCAAGGTGAGAAAAAGTTTGCAATTTTCCTGAAAAAACTTCATTTCCCCTCTTGACATACTACAATTAGTATGTTATAATATATGTGTCAGCAAGAGCTGACAGAAAGGCGGGTGTCAAACATGAATCAAAACGAAAGAGAGGAATCCCAAATGACCGATTACCAGTTCCGCTTCATCATGCGCGAATTGCTTGCTTACGCAAAGCAAGCTCCTGACAAGGAAACCATCGTCAAGCATCTGGAAGAACTTCTGAACGACAACAAAAAAGCCTAAGCTCCGCAACAGCTTAGGCTGACACACGGGGAAGCGGTAAGAGGATACCCGCCGCCGCTTCCCTCCTCTCTCATTTTACACGACGGCGGGTAAAAAGTCAAGGGGGATTTGGGACATGAGTGAACCGGAGAAGCAGAAGCGCAAGACACACACCTCGACCGACGTCAAACGGCGCTACAATGAGAAGGTATATGACCGCATCAGCCTGAGCGTGCCGAAGGAAATGGCAGCGGCATTCAAAGCCAAGTGCGCTGCCGATGGTATCCCGCAGGCGCAGGTTCTCAAACGCGCCATCGAAGCGTTTCTGGCGGAATAA